CCAATCGAGTCAATCTGAGCACTCTTGGCGCTATGTAATCTTGCCAATCCGAGGTTTTCTCTTGGATTTAGCATGTGACATCGAGGCAAACTGGCAACTTGTGTTGCTCATTTTCCTCGTTGCGATATACGTGAAGCTTGCTCCACGTATGCGGCGCTTCTTGATCGCCTTAGCTCTACCACTTCGTGATATGCGCTTTGGCGGATCGTTGTACTTATCATGGATGGCTTCTGACCCAGTTTTGTCGGCCAGAGCCGTCCGCCGCGCGTTCAATGCCCACCCATACTACCCGTATGAGCCGGACAAAAACCACACCCATGGAGATTCGGCTGCCGCTCGTTCTGCGGCATTAAATTTCATGGCAACATTGGCATCATCCCTTGGTGTCCGTCTTTATTCCTACCAGTGCAGTGCATCGGAGTCCCTCCGCGGTGCACATGGATACAGGACCTACCACTGGCCTAAAGACGTTCACATTCCGCCCCAATGCGACGAGATCGAAAAAGATGACATCATCGCGCTTATTGACGTCGATTACTACGTTGATATGCCCTCTTTTCTCTGCGAGAATCCTAATCGAACCGTCCTCTTGTACACCTTCACCCCTTCCCTCCCAGCGAGGTGTGATGGTGACTACTCCTACCGTTTCACGCCCAATAATGAACTCGAAATGAACGTGAACGGCGGTGGTCGCTATCTACACAAACTGTGGGATTACGGCGTGGATGTGATACGAGTGACCGATTCGATGGGCACCTACGTCTACCACATAGAGAGACGTGTCTGCAAGGATACCGCAGGGAAGGTGATACCTGACCGCAGTCTCATCGCCCTAATACCTGACAGATGCTGGCGCAAAGCATTCTACTTCGACCCCATTTTGTGGATAATCCACTTCCTCATGCCTGAGAACTCACTCCGACGATTTGAACCTGTCGTTGGAGATTTTGTCGTCTTCAACACCCAAACTCAGGAGGGATTGTTCACAAATCTCGCCCAATTGCATGCCTACACTGGTATCTGTATTTCAAGGGACAAACTAGACGCCGCCTATGTTGCCAAGAGCGTAACCAGTCTCAACATCGCCCCTGCGATGGTTCAGCGTTACGAAGAAGACCCATTTGCTGCCTCCCTCATAACTGCCTACATCCGAGCTACTCAATTGTCTACTCCAGTTCCCCTCCACGTGCCCGCAGATCAACGCGTGCGCGAATATGCCTATCACGGAGATTTGCTGGAAGAACTTGATGGAACCTCTGGTATAGAGTCTTTTATGGCACCCCTCATCAATGGTGGATTTGCACCGAAATCCACAACCACCAATGACAAGGTGTGTATTGAAGAGCGCATCAATAAGGTCCGCCCTAAAATTTTGCCGATCACTCAGTTCCTTGACACGGTTATGAACGAGTTCATAGAAAAGTTCATACCACATCCACATCTTGAGCACCCTACAACCCTCGATGATGTGTGGGAGCGCCAGAACCGCCCTACCCAACGTGTCATTCTGGAGAAAGCCTGGAGCCTACCTTGGCTTGTCAGGAAAATTTCGTCCTTCCAGAAACGTGAGGTTTACCCTGATGTTAAACCCCCTAGGAACATCTCCACCATCAATGGTTCTGATAAATCGGACTACTCCTGTTTCACCTACATGCTTGCAGAGAAGATGAAGCAGATGGAGTGGTATGCCTTCGGCAAGTCCCCAGCCGAATTGCATCGCCGTGTTGCCAACCTCTGTTATCACGCAGAGTATGTGAACCAGTCAGATTTTTCAAAGATGGACGGGCGTGTGTCCAACGTCGCGCGTGAACTCGAGCGACGGGTGATGTTGCGCTATTTCCACAAGGTCTATCACAATCGTTTACTCGATTTGTTAGCATCACAGCACAACATGGTCGGACACACAAAGCATGGAGTTTGCTATGACCAAGCATTCTCCAGAGCGTCTGGTTCTCCTGAAACAAGCATATTCAACACCATTTTGAATGCGTTTGTCCAGTTCCTAGCTCTTCGTCGTACGAGGATCAACTCGGTCTACATCAACGCTGACACTGCGTGGAGTAGATTGGGTGTGTACGGTGGAGACGATGGTATCACTGCCGATTTGGATCCCATTCGGCAGAGGGAAGCTGCTGGCATGGTCGGACAAGTAGTCACTACAGACATTGTCCGACGCCATGATCCAGCAAGGTATGTTACATTCCTAGCTCGTGTCTATAGCCCCCACGTCTGGGGTGGTGACACTTCCAACTGTGCTGACCTCGCCCGGCAAGTCCCCAAGCTGCACCTGACTCCTAAACTGTCTGGTGTTGTACCGTTAGATAAGTTGGAGCAGAAGATGATCTCCCTGCTCTACACTGACTTCTATACTCCCATTCTTGGTGATTTCCTGCGACGTTGGATCGAACTCACTGGAAGAAGCCACGCCCAAGTCCTACTCCACACAGGGGCCACTGAACACGATGCTGGCGTTGCAGCTCTTAAGACCCTTATCCTCCCCAATTTCCGCCCACACAGAGACCTGATCAACTACAACGTTTATGAGATGATGACCTATGAAGACCCAAGTTACCCTACAGATGTCATGAACCGTTGGGTTGCAGGGGAGGATTCGAGCTGGATGCAAGCATATGCCCTCAATGCCCTCCCAACTTTTGATTTTGCGACCTTTAACACTGCCCTACAAAGATGCACACGGGTCGCTGATCTCCTTAATCTTGGTACCTTCGACTCAGACCCGGCACCCCAGCCACAGAATGCCACTGTGGTTGTAGGAGGTCTGCAGCTTCCGCCCGCGCAAGCGGTTCCGGAGGTTGGTAATGCTGCACGGAGAAACGTGCGGCGCAGACAACGGAGACCACGCGCCCCACGCGTGGTTGGATAAGTGGCTTGAACTATGCGCATTGCCGCCCTGCGTCCGGAGCAGGGTGCGAATACCATGTCTGGTGGCAATCGCGCTAAACAAATTTCGCACGCTAAACAAGACCTACAGGAGCTACGTGCTTTAGCTCAACGTGTAAGGTCGCTTGAAGATAGAAGTAAATCTAAGGAGCCCAGCTCTGCCAGGAATGCCGTGGCACAGCCTCCCTCAAGACGAACCAACACTACCGACTCGCGACCCTCGATCTCCCAAGGTCGAGACACTTTGCTGACTACAATTCAACAATCTGGCTTTGATACTAGTTCCTTAAGTTACATGGCTGCACTTATTAATCCCGAAATTTACTCTTTCCGTCCTCCTGACGCTTTGGCTCAACCTACGACTCTTTATCGATCTGTTAGAGAGTTTGATTTGACAGTAAACTTCTCGGGTGGATCTGATGATGGCAAGTTCTCCTTTGCTGTTAAACCTATTCTTGGTGGTTTAGACAAACCAACACACTACCAAGTGGGTATAGTTGACACAACCAATGGCTGGCCGCAAGACTTCACTTCTGCGAATACCTACCTCACGACCAACCTGTCCATGGACCCGCGTGTCGACCCTAACCTTGATGAACTTTGCTACCCCTCAATCGGATTCTTTGCAGGACAAGACTCCAACATCGCCGACGTCGCCGTCGCAGGTAATTATCAATCTGTGTGGGCTGACCAAACAATCGCCCTCTATAACATAGACTTCGAATTGGTCGACCTAAGTGCCTTCACTGTCTCTTTCACGACAGGCACACCACATAATGTTGAGAATGCCCGCGTCTACGCCTTGCAGTGCGGTGTTTATGGATTCACATGTGACTTCTTTAACTCCACCAATCTGGCCGCAATTGGAAACACATACTTCTGCTTGTACTCAATTCCTCGTACACCACCATATGTTGCAGATGGTATCTGGGAATGTTCAACGAGTGCAACAGGTGGGTACGGTGAATTTACTGACCCCAATGTGTACTTCAATGTCTATTCGTGGCCCACGAATGTCCAAGCTGTGGGACAAGGACCCCTTGGATCATTCTCAGGAGTTTTCAGAGCAGATGAAGACCATTATTATGGCATTGGTTTTGACGGACCATCAGGTACCAACAAGTTGGCTTACGCCACCGTCTTTCCAACCATGATACCTCAAATGGCTTCAGCCAGCAATTGCGGAAATGTGAGCAAATTGCGCCCCATCGCGCAATCCGCCTGGGTCGAGAACATACTCCCAGACCTATACTCAGGCGGTAATATCGTTACATATTCAGCTCCACCGCAAGTCATCGACTCCTCCTTCTATGGTACGAATTCCACAACTGGACCATATCAGGAGTGGCAGAACCTAGCGCGTAATAATAAGGGCATTTTAACTTATCAGGGCCCGTTCAAAACGGGTGCTTACGCGTGGTACCAGCCCTACGACCAAAACGATATGTTGCTTAGAACACCTACGGATATGGAAACCTATCCCTATGGTGGACTGATCGTTTCTGGCCAAGTAGTAGCTGCCCAACCTCTCACCGGCAATGTAACCGTGGGTCGTATTCGAATCATTACGCTCTTTGAGTATCTTTCGGATAATACCCTGTTTGTCGCTGAAAGTTGTCTAGGCAATACCGTCGCCATGGAAAGTGTATTGAATTTTCTGTCCCAGCAGCCTCATGGCTATGAAAATCCACTCCACATATCCAAATTAGGCGACCTCTTTAAACGAGGCGTCAAATTTGTTGGCGACGCCGTGCCTTATGTGATCAAAGGCGCGGAAACTGTGGGTAAGATCGCCACTCTACTCTAAATGTTCTCTGCTTCCCTAAGCCGTCACTCCACCGTCAGGGTGGCCTTGGGGGGGTGCATCTAACGATGCGCCTTGAGAGATCATCGAAGAGCTTGAGGCGATTAATCGTGATGTCACGAAGTCTCCGACACCAGACCAAAGGAAATGTTAGATCTTAGCATTTTCAGAACACATTTGAGTTTGGCGAGACACTGATGAGTTGGGAATCTCTCTATTTGTGACACCACACACTCCGGAAAACCAAGGATGAGCAGGTATGTATTGCTCTCCCGACCGTGCATTTGCACGTTAATACATGGCC